CAACTAGAAGAATTAACGAGCCCGGCGGCGCTCGATACATCAGGCGCATGGGATTTTGATTTAGATGATATGTCATCTCCAACAGTCGATATTGCTCCTAAAGAAGTGCCAAAACCAGAAGAGACTTCTCAAGGATCTCCTCAACTAGCAGGTGATTTGGACAAACCTGATGCTAAATCAGACGAGAACTTAAAACTCTTGGCAGACCTTGGAATGATGCTAGGAAGATTAGATAGTCGAATGGAAGAACAGAACTCATTAACTGAAAAAATAGTTCAATACTCTTCAGTTTAACTAAATACTTAGTATAAGAGAAACCTAAATCATATGTCATATACCAAGAAATTTTTAAATCGAAGCGGAGTGTCAAGCCCTATATCTGGTGGCAATAGCAACTCTGGCAGTTGGAACGGAGGCGGCGCATCAGACGCCGGCTATTCAAACACTGATTTCGGTTATAAAAACTATATGAGTAGACTCCCTGAAGTTTACACAGGACATCCAAACAGAATAGAACGATACAATCAATACGAGATGATGGATGTCGATGCTGAGATTAACGCATGTTTAGACATTATAGCAGAGTTTAGTACTCAACGCAACGATCACAATAAAACACCTTTCTCTTTATCATTTAAAGATGAACCAACTCCGCATGAAACAGAACTATTAACTAAACAGTTACAACAATGGTGTAAACTTAACGAGTTTGATACTCGTATGTTTAAAATGTTTAGAAACGTAGTGAAATACGGAGATCAAATCTTTGTAAGAGATCCAGAGAACTTTAAACTCTACTGGGTTGACATGGTTAAAGTCATTAAAGTTATTGTTAATGAGAGTGAAGGTAAACTTCCTGAACAGTATGTTATTAAAGACTTAAACATTAACTTACAGAACTTAACAGTTGCACAAAAAACAAACACAGATTTTGCCGCTAATCCAACAACAGGATTAGGTGGTACTGGTGGCGGTGGTGGAGCAGGTGGTGGCGGATATACAGTCCCATCTATGCCTTACAACACATCAGGTAGTAGATTTACATTAGGACAAGCAGAGTCAGCAATCGATTCTAATCATGTTGTTCACTTGTCACTAACAGAAGGCTTAGATCGTTTTTGGCCTTTCGGACAATCTATCTTAGAGAACATCTTTAAAGTATATAAACAGAAAGAACTATTAGAAGATGCTGTTCTTATCTATCGTGTACAACGTGCGCCAGAACGTAGAATGTTTAAGATTGACGTTGGTAATATGCCAAGTCATTTAGCAATGGCGTTCGTAGACAGAATTAAAAACGAAATACATCAAAGACGTATACCAAGTATTCACGGTGGCTCATCGAATGTAGATGCTACATATAATCCATTATCAATGAATGAAGATTACTTCTTCCCTGTTACAGCAGAAGGCAGAGGGTCATCAGTTGAAGTTCTACCAGGTGGTCAGAACTTAGGCGAGATTGACGATCTTAAATACTTTAATAACAGACTAGCAAGAGGACTACGTGTACCTAGTTCATACTTACCCACAGGTCCTGATGACAACACAACACCTCTGAACGACGGACGTGTTGGTACAGCAATGATACAAGAGTTTAGATTCAATCAGTATTGTGAAAGACTACAAAACTATATCTGTCACGCACTTGATGAAGAATTCAAGTTGTTCTTGCGTTGGAGAGGCTTCAATATTGATACACAGTTATTTGATTTAGAATTCAACCCACCTCAAAATTTTGCCGCATATAGACAAAGTGAGTTAGATACAGCACGAGTCAATACATTTAGCGGTATGGAAGCATTCCCTTATATCTCTAAACGTTTCGCATTAGAAAGATTCTTGGGCTTATCAGAAGAAGAAATTGTCAAAAATGAAAAACTTTGGGCAGAAGAAAACACAGAAGACAGCAACGCAGAACCAGCAGGATCTGATCTTAGAAACGTCGGTGTATCTACAGGTGACTTTGATGCTGACTTAGAAACAAATGATGAGATCGAAGGTCAAGAAGATTTAGAAGACTTTGGTGACTTAGATGTCGCAGGCCCAGTAGGCGGATCAGCATCAACAGCCGCAGGGTCAGTCGATGGCGCTGGAGAAGTTGGCCCAGTCTCATAAATGAAAATAAAACGAATTATTACATCAGGATGTAGTTTTAGTGACAAGTACACTCCTTGGACTTGGCCACATGTATTAGAAGCACACACAAAATCAATAGACCCCAACGTAACGTTTGATCATAGAGGCATGGGTCATCAAGGGCAAGAACTTATTCAAAAGAAAACTACTAATGCTATCATGGATGCCTTAGATGAAGGATTTACCTCTGATGAAATTGCTGTGCTAGTTTCATGGAGTGGCAATGATCGCAAAACTTGGTACATAACTAACAAAGATTATATTAACGATATCAAAGAGCATTGGAGTACAAGCGGCGGCGATAATTGGCATGTACAATTTTGTGACCTTAAAAATAGTAAAGATGGTGTTGAAGTGTTACCGTTTGATAATGAACACGGTAAATATCATGTACAATATAATCCAAATGGAGGATGGTATCACTCGGCATGGAATCACAGAGAACCTAAATTTATCAATGATTATATAATGCTTACTGAGCATATTACTGACAGAAACTATGATAAGCATAACATAAATTCATTACATGTAGCATTAGAAAACATGATTATGTTACAAAATCTATGTAAAGTGCAAGGTATTACATTCTATCAACAGTACTATATGGACCACACATATAAAGATATTGATGTTAACAAAGACCATGAGATTATCAACTACCTTTATCGACAACTAGACAATGATAATCGAGTTTTCCCAGCAATACATGAACATGTTAAGCCTATGGGACTGACTGTCTCAGAAACAGATGTACATCCTAACGCAGAAGGACATCAAGTATACTTTAACGATATACTAAAGCCTTTCTTAGATACAAAAAACTTTTTTGACTAAATACTCTTATGAAACTATTTGAAATGTTTGACGCCGCAGTAGATGGTTACCAAGAAGTTGGAGATGACAACTCTAAGCCTGTATGGAGAACCTCAAGAAAAACTAAACTAACTTTAAGTCAGATTAGAAAACTGCGTAAAATGCTTGACGTAAGAAATTATGAAAAAGCTAAACATTTAATAAAAGTGAGAAAACAATATGGTGCCAAAGACGAAGAAGGCGCCGGACCAAGTTTTTAAAATAAAAACTCATTTTTTACTAAAATCCCACAAAAACGCAAAAAAGTAGCACTTAAATAGCCCTTTTGGTGACTACACACTAAATATCTTCACATAAAGCCATTTATAAACATCAGGAGAAACTAATGGAAAGCAAAAAATTCGACAAACTGATCGACCTCATTATTAATGAGAATGAAGAACAAGCAAAAGACCTTTTCCACGACATCGTTGTAGAAAAGTCCAGAGAAATTTACGAAACAATCATGGCAGAAGAAATGATGGATGATGACCTTGAAGAAGGTAAAGGACATAACATGGGTGGCAAAGTTGGCGACCTAGCCGCAGAGATCACTGCTGAAGAATCCGGCATATCTGAAGATGACGAAGAAATCGATGTCGATTCTGAAGAAATCTTTGATATCGATGGCGATGACGAAGTAGAAGGCTCAATCGATATTGAAGCTAATTCATCAGACGAAGTAGAAGATGCTGTTATCAGAATCGAAGACAAACTTGATGACTTAATGGCAGAATTTGAAGAGATCATGGGTAAAGAAGATGATTTAGAAGCCCGTGATGACGATATGGATGCTGACTTACATGACATCGAAGATGAAGTAGCAGACGCACCAGAAGTAGACGTTGACGTAAATGTTGACGATGAAGAACTAGTTGCTGAAGCAATTACACTTCAAAAAATTACAGCTAAAATGGGCGATAACGGTGAACAAACTAGAAGTCCAGTAGATGCTAACTCAGGTCAAAAAGGAATGGATGCACATCCAGTAGACTTTGACAAAGGTGACGAGTCAGGTCGACCAGCTCCAACTGCGAAAGACATTGATGGCGCTTCTGGTTATCAAAATCAGCCAGGAAAAAATGCTAAAGCATTGAGTGCCGCTCCTAAGCCAGTCACAGCACAGGCTACAGGTGTTAACACTAAATCTGTAATAGACTAAGGATTGATATAAATGGCTTTGTATCTTAAAGAACACTTATCGTTCGATCATGCCGAAATCATGGTCGAGTCCGTTAAGGAAGGTGATACAGATTTAAAGACCCTTTTTATGAAGGGCATCTTTATTCAAGGTGGAGTTAAAAACGCAAATGAGCGTGTTTATCCCATTAATGAAATAGAGAGCGCCGTAGACACTCTCAACACACAAATACAAGAAGGTAATTCTGTATTAGGTGAAGTTGATCATCCAGATGATTTAAAAATCAACTTAGATCGTGTATCACACATGATCACTAAGATGTGGATGGACGGGCCGAATGGCTATGGCAAATTAAAGATTTTACCAACTCCAATGGGTCAGTTAGTTCAGACCATGTTAGAGTCAGGGGTAAAACTCGGTGTATCTAGTAGAGGTAGCGGAAACGTTAACGATATGGATGGCCGTGTGAGTGATTTTGAAATAATCACAGTAGATATTGTTGCTCAACCAAGTGCACCAAATGCTTATCCTAAAGCGATATACGAGGGCCTCATGAATATGAAGCACGGACATAAAGTTTTAGAAGTAGCACGAGAAGCACGAGGCAACAAGAAAGTAGAACGTTATTTGAAGGACGAAATTAATCGTCTGATCAAAGACTTAAAAATCTAAATAGAGGGGAA